AGGTCTTTGGGGAACTATTACCAATACAAACCTACAGATATTAGAACAATTATCTACGGGTTATTTATCATCAGCACAACTAGCTTCTGGTGATTTAACACTAACCTTGGACCAAGGAGCAACGTCTAATGGTAAGAATATCTATATTAAGTTAACAGGCACATTAGGTGCAAACAGAAGTATAACAATACCAGATGGATCTGAAAGAGTTATTGTATTTGAAGATGCAACAACCAGAGGCTCTTCAGCTTTATATACAATTACAGTCAAAACTGTATCCGGATCAGGAGTTGTGTTACCCATAGGATCTACGTCTTTAGTATATTCTGATGGCACAAACGTTCATCTTGGCCTACAAAATAAAGGTTATGTAACACTAGATTCAGGAACGATCACAGCATATACATCTGTAGACGGTGATCAAATACTTGCTAATACATCATCTAACCCAATAACAGTAACACTTCCCGCATCACCAAGTGTTGGAGAAGAAATAGTAATAATAGACTCACGAGGAACTTTTGGATCTAACAAAGTTATAGTTGCAAGAAATGGTTCTAATATAAATTCATCAGCAGCCAATCTTGAATTGACAACCAATGGCCAAGCTGTGACTTTAGTATTCATAGATTCCACAAGAGGCTGGTCATTTAAGACAAACACGGCGTAAGGAGCACGGATCATGGCTCTTCTTGATTTTAAGTTTAAACCTGGAATTGATAAACAAAGCACAGAGGCTGGTGCTGAAAATCGTTGGATAGATTCTGATAATGTAAGATTTAGATATGGTTTACCAGAAAAAGTTGGTGGCTGGTCTTCTTTAGTTGCAGATTCTATTGTTGGTATTGCTAGAAAACTTCATTCCTTTGTGGACCTTGAAGGTAATAGATACGTTGCAATAGGCACAGATAAATTTTTACTCGTATATTTTGAAGGTAGATTATATGATGTTACACCACTTGCAACTACAATATCAAGCGCAACCTTTACATCAACAGGCAGTGTAACAGTAACTATTACCACATCTGCAGATCATGGGTTAGAAATAGGAGACATCGTATTATTTGATAACGTAACTTTACCTACTGGTACAGGTAAATCTAATTCTGATTTTGAAGATAAATCTTTTCAAGTTCTATCGGTTCCAACCTCAAAAACATTTACCATTAATTTTACTAGTACAGTTAGTGCTGCATCTGGTGGAAGTATTGATTTAAAACCATATGAAAAAGTAGGACCCTCCGCTCAGTCTTATGGTTATGGATTTGGTATTGGTAATTATGGAGGAACTGTAACTGGTGTTACCACAACAACTTTAAATGGATCGTTGGGCGCAAACACTACAGGAACAGGCGGAGGGTCCACTGTTACATTAACATCGTCAGCTGGTTTTCCTACAGGCGGAGGAACGATAGCTGTGGGCAGTGAGTTAATTACATACACAGGTATTAGTTCAAACGATCTAACAGGTATTACAAGAGGAGCTTTAGGAACTGCAACATTTGGTACGTCTAACGGACAAGCTCACAGCGGTGGTGCAACGGTTTCTAACGCTACAACGTTTGCTGGATACGGTAATGCTGTAAACGCTGCAACGGTTACACTAGAGCCAGGACTTTGGTCACTAGATAACTTTGGACAAGTTCTTATTGCAACAATTGCAAACGGTAAAACTTTTTCATGGGATGCATCTATTACAGCTAAGTTTACAACAAGAGCATCAACTACTACATCTGGTTTTGAAACTTCACAAAATCCAACGGCGTCAAGAGTAACTTTAATTTCACCAACAACTAGACACTTAATTCATCTTGGAACAGAGACAACTATAGGGACATCAACAACACAAGATGATATGTTTATAAGATTTTCCGATCAAGAAAATATAAATGTATATACTCCATCTGCAGTAAACACTGCAGGAACTTTAAGATTACAGGATGGAACAAAAATTGTAGGTGCTATAAAAGCCAAAGAAGTTATTCTAGTTTGGACTGATAATGCTTTGTATACAATGAAATTTATTGGTGCTCCTTTTACATTTGGCTTAGAGCAAGTTGGTACAAACTGTGGATTAATAGGTAAGAATGCGGTTGTAGAGATAGATGGAGCTGCTTTCTGGTTAAGTCCTAAAGGTTTCTTTTTATTTGATGGTACAGTTAAGTCTATACCATGCACTGTTGAGGATTTTGTATTTGATAATTTTGATACTACAAAAGGACAGCAAGTATCTGCAGGATTAAATAATTTATACACAGAAATAGTTTGGTCTTATCCAGCACAAGGATCTACATTCAATGATAAGTATGTAGTATTTAATTATGCAGAGTCAGCAGGTATGCCTGGAGGTGTTTGGTACACAGGAACAGAAGCAAGAACAAGTTGGATGGACGCAACAATATATAAAAATCCATTTGCAACAAAATTTAACGATTCTGCATCTGGTTCTTTTCCAGAAATTATAGGTGAGTCCGGTTTAGGACAAAGCACCTTGTTTGAACACGAGGTAGGAACAGATCAAGTAAATCCAGATGGAACTACAACAACGGTACCTTCTTTTATACAATCCTTTGATATTGACTTAGAAGCAAGGCAAAGAGATTCTCAAGGTAGATCATCAGGACAAAGTGTTGCTGGTGAGGTATTTTTAGCTATGAGAAGATTTGTACCTGATTTTAAAACATTAGAAGGTAATGCTAAAGTTAGTTTAAATGTAAAAAGATATCCACAACAAACAGAAGTACAAACTGCACTAAGTCCTTTTACGATAACATCTAGTACAGATAAAAAAGATACAAGAGCAAGAGGTAGATTTGTAAGTGTTAAAATAGAAAATGATGCAGTCAATGAGTCTTGGAGATTCGGAACTTTAAGATTAGATTTACAAGCGGATGGGAGACGTTAATGCCAAAGATTAATGTAAGAATACCAGAACCAAAAGAAGAATACGATTTCTCAAACCAAAAACAAATAAACAGAACTTTGTCTTTGGTAGTAGAACAATTAAACTCAACATATTTAAGTGAAACAAAACAGGAGCAAGAGAGATTTTCTTGGTTTATAAGTGGCTAATATATATAAAAATGAATTAGTAGATTTAACTACTACAGACAATACCACAGTGTATACAACACCATCTGATTCTAGAGCTATAATAAAAAGTATAATAGTATCAGAAGATGCTGGGTCAGGATCTACAATAACTTTTACTATAACAAATGCTGCCGCAGCAGTATTTAACTTGTTTAAAGACAAGGCAATAGCCTCAAAAGCAACAACAGAACTGTTAACTCACCCTTTAATTTTAGAAGAAAATGAGGTATTAAAGGCACAAGCAGCAGATGCAAATGAATTACACGTTATTGCATCAATATTGGAGATAAATAGAGACTAATGGCATTCATAGAACAAGAAGCAAAAGCAGAATACAAAATAATTAATGGTAAGAAAACATTAGTGATTACACCTGAATGTGAGGTCACTTTAAAAAATTTAGAAACAGGACAAGAGTACAACTCAGACAAAGAAGCTGATGACGATGTAGATAATCCTGAGACACCTACGAAAAGAGAACATATCTCTCGTAGCGTAAAATTAACAGTTGAGTCTTTACCACTTGGTAGTGATTCAAATTTATAATATAGTGGTACGATGGCGATAACTAGAGCACAACAAGCAAGACAGATGTTAAAAGATGCAGGAGCTGTAGAGCAAGATGGTGTTATGAATTATATAAAAAATTCTAAATCTGTAACTGTACCTAAAGAATTTAAAGCTAGATCAAACGCACCTGCAACTAAACTAGCATACATTACGGCTGATGAGGCTAAGATGTTAAAGAAAGAGAAACCAGGCACACCGCACAAAGGACCAAAAGGTATACCTAGTTATGATTCTTTTGATGCACAAGGTAATTATTCTTCTGGTGAAGCTCAAAGTGCTGCAGAAAGAGGTGATATAGCTGGAGCACAAAGAGAAGGCATGAGTAGAGATGATGCAAAAGATGTTCGTGCAGGAGCTGTAGCGGCTGGAGCAAGACAATCAGATCAAGAAAAAAAAGATAAAGACTTTCAAAAAAGAAAAAAAGAAATACAAAAAGCTGTTGAAAAAAGAAAAAGAGAAGCAGCTGCAGCAATAACAAAAGAAGAAAAAAAAGAGGCTCGTCGAAACTACAAAGAAATACAAAAACGACTTAAAAGAGATAGGTTTGTACGTCAACAAAGACTTAAAGGTATTTTATCAGGAGCAACAAAATTTAGTTATAAAGATCCAATAACAGGGGAAACAATAGAGCAGGACCTTAACCCGTTTGGTCTTACTGATACAGAATTAGCAGATATGAAAGCTTTTGGTTTATCTCCTGAAGATGACATTGGGTTAGGAACACCTGATTATCAAGGTGGAGTAAGACAAGATTTAGTAGACCAGTTTTTAGAAAAATCAGACAAGTTTTCTGGTGCAGAAATGGAAGCATTTAAAGAAAAATTTAACATGCCTAATTTACCTGGAGCGGCAGGAGTAATTACAAAATTATTTGAACCAGTATTTAAAAAAGGATCAAAATTTAATAAAGATTTTTTTACAGATAAAGTTTTAGGTGCTGGTAAGTTTACATATAAAGGTCAAACAGTAACACCTGAAATGTTTCAGTTTTTATCTCCAACAGAAATGCAAGAAATTTATGGTGATTATATGGACAGAAGACAGCGTGGTGAAATAGATGCGTATGGTGGAACTGAATTATCACAGAATGCTATTAACGCTCGTGGTGGACCAGATCCAATACTACCAATAATACCAAAACCAAGTGACCCTGTAACTGATCCAGTAGACCCTAGAACAAACTTTTATGGTCTTACGCCTAGAATAGGTGGATCTATATTTGATTTTTCTGGATTTGAAGACGGAGGAAGAGTTGCTGCTATGGATGGAGGAATTATGGATGTTGCAAGACAAGGTTTATTTTTAGGTGGTATTACAAAAGGAATAAAAAAAGGATTAAAAAGTGTTACTCGTGGTATTAAAAAAGTTGCTAAATCACCATTAGGTAAGATAGCACTTGCAGCAGCTGCAGGTGGATATGGTTTTGGTTTAGGACCTTTTACAGGGATGAAAGGCGCTGGTTTTTTAAAAAGTGCAGGGGTGAAAAATTTTTTATTTAAAAAGGGTATTCCTGGTATAAAGAATTTATCAAATAAAGGTCTACTTTCTATAATAGGTGGAGCATCTTTATTACCACTGTTAATGGGTCAAAAAGAAGAAGAAGAGTTTGATATCGAAGACTACTATGCAAAAAATAGATTAAATACTAATGCACAATTATATAATAGAATAATAGGTTCTGATTTCGCTTTTGCAGAAGGCGGAGACGTAGAACCAGTGGCTAAAAAGACTATGCCTTTATTGGATATGGGCGGACAAGAAATGGATTTAAGAGCTGAAGGTGGCTTCGTGCCTATTGGTCGTATGGAAAAAGCAGACGATGTGCCTGCAAGATTATCTAAAAATGAGTTTGTATTTACTGCAGATGCTGTTAGAAATGCAGGTGAAGGTGATGTGGACAAAGGCGCAGAAGTTATGTATAATATGATGAAAAACCTCGAATCCGGAGGTGAGGTATCTGAAGAATCGCAAGGATTAAAAGGCGCACGTAAAATGTTTCAAACATCTAAAAGATTAGAGGAAGTACTATAATGACCGTAGAAACCCAGATATCAAGGCCGGCACCTTTTGTCGAAGATATAGGTAAAAAATTAGCCGAACAATCATTAGCATTACAAAACGTGCCTGTTGTAACAACAGGTGTTACAGGCATATCTCAACAACCAGGTGAAACAGCTGCAGGGTTTAAAGCAAGACAAGACGCTGCAAGAGCATTTACTACAAGACAACAAAGTTTAGCGGGTATTGCACCACAAGTTGCAGGACAAGATGCATTACAAAGACAAGCACAAACTCTAGCTCAAGCTGGTATAGGATCGTTTCAACCATTTATACAAACAGCACAAACATTAACAGGAGCAGGTGCAGGAACAGGAGCAGGATCAGTTGCTTCTTTTATGTCTCCTTATCAATCACAAGTTATTGACACAACATTACAAGAATTTGATAGACAAAAAGCTATACAAGAACAACGGATCAGGGACCAAGCAGTAGCGTCAGGTGCTTTTGGTGGAGGTAGAGAAGGTGTCCAATTGGCAGAGTTTGGGACAGGTGCAGCAAGAGATAGAGCAGCATTACAAGCAGGATTATTACAACAAGGATTTCAACAAGCGCAAGCGGCAAGACAACAAGCTTTCGCTGATCAACAAGGTTTAGCACAATTAGTACCTCAACTACAAGGAACTGACATAGGACGTTTAGGTCAATTAGGAGCTATAAATCAAGCACAAGCACAAGCAATTCTTGATGCACAAAGAGAAGCCACAAGACAAGCTGCTTTTGCACCGCAAGAAGAGTTAGATAGATTTGCAGATATTACAACTGGTATTATGGGTGGTATGAGAGGAACAGGAACAGTCACATCAATGACACCTAATCCATCTCCTTTACAAACTGCTTTAGGAATAGGATCAACACTTGCTGGTATATACGGAGGATTAACAGGTAGATTTTAATGAATAATAGAATTTTAAAAAGACCAATGTTTAGAATGGGTGGATCGCCCTCTAACGGTATCATGACAGGGCTAGATCAACCAAGAAAAGCTTTTCAAGCTGGAAGTGAAGGTGGAGTATTAGATTCAGAGGATGCTGCAAAATTAGATGAGATTATGAAAGAAAAACAAATAGGTCCTTATCTTTCACAAGAATCAGTGGATGAAGGAATGAAAAATTTAAAACAAAAAAATTTTGATCAATTAGGGTTTGATGAAGGAGATATGATGTTTCCTATGACAGGTCAAAAAAAGAAAAGTACATTTAATTTAGAAGACTTAAAAGAAGGTGATGACGGCGTTAAAACAGAATTTGAAAAAAGATTAGCTTTACGTGATTCGTTATTAGGAAAATCAGCGTTACCAATGTCTAGTTTTTTAACACAGTTTGGTTTAAATCTAGCATCAGCATCTCCTAAAGGAAATATATTCTCTACAGCTGCAGAAGCTGCAAAAGAACCATTAAAAACTTTTCAAGCTATGAAGATACAAGAGAGATCTGAAGACAAAGACCTATTAGAATCTGTAATAGAGTCTATGAGTGAAGAGGACCTAAGTTCGTTAGAAAAAAAAGTTAAACGTGGTGTTGAGTCAGGATTCTTTAAAAATGAAGCAGAAGT